GTGGCCTGTTGTGCTAAAAAAACGCCTTCTGATCGGCTTCCCTTGCGTGAGTTACACCTTGCACAACAACTAACCAAGTTATCGTATGCAATAGGATCACCGCCTTTAACTATAGGGATGATGTGATCTACTGTTGTGGCTGGTTGCCCACAATAGAAGCATGACCATTGATCCCTCTGCAACACCTCTAACCTGCGCTTCTTGTATGCCCTAGTACCACGAGGATCTCCGCGCTTTGTACTCATTGCCATCCTTTAGTCTTTAGATGATGCAATGCACCACAGTAGTTAGGATCTTCATACTCAGTCCATCCATATCTACGTCCTACATAGTGATAGTACATCCAAAACTGTGTGATCGCTGAGCTTCTCTTTAAGCTCTCAGTCTTCATCTGATAGAGCCCATATACCTGCTTTGTGCCGCTTAGATTACCTACTGCTTTATAGTTCCATCTAGATTCTCTATATACAATCTCATGATGACATTTCTCTTGCTTCTCTGTTAGTTGATAATCTGCTAACTCTTTAGCGTACTTAATCTCTTTAGTGGCATCTATTGATCCCTGAGATGCAGGGGCAATGCTCATGAATAGAGCTGTCCCAATAACGATGGCGACCACTCGCGCTCTGCCCTTACGGGCGCGTGCTGAGCCCCTGAAGGGCTCTCGCCTGAGAGTACCATGCGTGTCAAGGACATTGGTATAAGTGCTGATCAGATGCGTGTCGCTCATCGATTGTCCGTCGAATAGAATCCTGAGCCCTTGAACGATACCCCTATAGAGCTGTAGACCTTATGCATAGGTGAGTGACAGAATGGGCATTCAAGGTCATGAGGTTCTGTGATGCTTAGCCATTCTTCTATGCGTGCATTGCTTTCGCACTTCTCATTGTCACACTCAAATTCATAAGTTGGCATCGATAGTGACCTTTTCTCTTCCATTGTTTAGCCATATCCATGCTGACCAATATAGGCAACTTGCACACAATCTTTCAAAATATCTAATGCAATAATAGCCATCGATCATGTCATCATATTGAGTCTCAAACGTCTGAGTAGAAGGATGCTTACACTTTTTACAGATTGTGTCTTGCTTACCCCAAGGCTTAAAGGTTGGCATCTGGATCCACCTGACATGTCCTGCATAGCGGTGTGAACGCCCATGCGCCACACATCTTGCATCTTTGTGGCTCTAGTGTAGCAATATCTCCATTGTAATTCGCGTAACCCGCCTGAATAAGTAGCTGCACCAGATCACCCATTCGCATGACCGCCAGATATTTCTCTGGCGTTTCTCCCATACCATTGAGCCTGAGACATCCGAATCCTAAGTCACCAGATTTAGAAGTCCTCGCCTCGATCTGGCGCAGCAATTCTGGGAGTGACTGAGTAGTGCGTGCTTTTACCTCACAGTCAAACGGAACTCCCAAAATATCCTTACCCATCCCACGACCGACAGTAGCGTTTTCCCATGTACGCGACAGGTACTCAGCGACTACTCGCTCGGTACGGAATCCTCTGTATTTACGGCTTTGTGAGGCCATTAACGGCGTGACACTTTCTGCATGACCACGCCTTGTTAGTAAGATTCACTTTGATCTCTGATACCGGTATCGAATCATTACATAAACAGCACCTAGTCATAAATGTGAATTCTTCTAAGATTGCTTGGACTTCCTTAGATCGTGCGATCTCATCTTCTGTTGGGAATGATTCCCACTCACCATCTTGATTCTGAAACTGTAAGCGTCCCATTAGACTCTCGCCTTCTGACGTTGCCATGTTCCTTCTTTGTTGATCTCATACCAAATGACATCTTCACCCTTAGGGCATCGTGTCAGTTCACCAGTCACAGCATTGCGACACTTGAAATGTCCCCATGCCTTACCTGCACCCGATTGCCCAGTTTTCCAAATCATGTCGCCATGTGGGCATCTCGGGATGTCCTTCTCGGTTTGGCCGCCAATAATCTCTTTCACCATCGATACAGCTTCCCCCATTGTGGGCGGCATAGTCGCTGGCTTGATAGTCCATGGGTCATCCTCTTTCACTACGGGAATGTATTCGCCCGATGTCTGTGCCATCTTAGCCTTTGTCTGTTCAATCGTTGCCTTAACTTCATCATGCACTTTAACCTTTTGCATATCCTCACGCGTAGGCTTTTTGTCTGTGTCTAGCACTAGGCTTAAAGCTCTACCTACTGCGCTGGTGACTGTATCTTCAACGTAGAACTTACGCATTGATTGAGGATAAGTTGCAGCTATACCGAAAGCATAATCTACGCCTGCAGGCGAAATATCCTCATGCTCACGATAGACCTCAGCCTTAGCCAATACTTCACCCTTAACATTATCCAGGGAAACCACTTCGGTAACAATTCTGCCGCCCAAGTGTAATTTTTGGAAACGCGCAACTCGGTCGCTTACTGTCTCATAGTCTTCTAGGTTAAACATAAAGCTCATTCTCCTCTGTGTGTAGTTGCCCTGCTATTGCAAGATAGGCTGCAGCGTCGATGTATGTATCGACCTTTGCAGACTCCATGCTTCGTGCGAGCTTGACCAGTGCCATGCATGATGCCACTTGATAGTCAGTAACAGGCATTTGCAAGAATGCTGACCATAGGCATGCGGTTCGGGACATATTGTCCGACGGGTGTCCGTAGTCCATTCCACGATCTTGAATTGTTGCCTTTGCTTCGTTGAGGAAATCACTTGCTTTCACACTTTGACCCTTTCCTTAGATGCGTAGTAATCTCTCACAGCTTTGCGACCTTTGAGATAACCAACGCGAATGCCGACCATACGGCCTAAATGAAACCATAGTGCAGATATGGCGATAATTGCCACTAGATCCTGCAATGCTGAATCAAACATGATTGCCCTTTCTTATCGACGCCCTTCGCCGATGAGATAAGGATGACAGATGTCTAGGCTAGGTCAAGGCTATTTTGATAACGAAATGGTAACGATTCTGCATCGTCTATGTGGTCATCGATTGACCTGCTTAGATCATTATCTAGGTCGTCCATAGCGCTTACCTGAGACTACGAATGTCCCATCCTTCTCGATGTAGATAAGATCAACTTGGACATTCTTTCCGTCCACATACATGATGGCGAAAGCCTGTTGCCAGTTGGCCGAGCCCTTTGTGTAGCTTGCCTTAGAGAAGTCCATAAGGTTGCCCACTTCTACGCCATGCAGGATACGGCCTATACGGCCCCCTGAGGCCTCTGAGAACGACGAACGCCCTGCCCTGTGAGTATGACCCGAGATGACGCTTTTCCCGTGTCTACGGGCCGCCTCAAGGGCTGAGAGACCCCCTTGTGACTTGATAGGGGTGTGATCCCCATGTACTGCAATCCAGTTAGGCGCGATGTTATAGGGCTTCTTATGAAAGGTAATCCCTAGTTCATCAAGGCGCATAAACTTCTCAAACTTAAGTTCAGGCAAAGATAGGAACGAGGGAATCTTCCTCATGATCTGATTGTAAAGGCGGTCTGTGTGGTTAGACCTTATGGTCTGTGTGACCTGTAAGTCGTAAAGGACTTGAACAGCTTCATCGCGATCATCTCCAAGAGTCTGTTCATAGGCCTCGGGAGTCCCTTCTGACCATTTGCTGATCGTGTTGAAATCAATTTCATCGCCGATCGTCACTACTTCGTGCGGCTTGAACTTACTAATAAAGCTGGCTAGATTCTTAACTGCGTGTCTATCGTGGAAGGGAACCTGTAGGTCGCTCACTATGACAATGCGCTTCATTAATCCTCGTCGTCGTCCTCGTAGGGTATGCGATCCACTCGGTCAGGGATCGATGGCAAGATCCAGTCAGGATAAGAGTCTCGATCAAGAAGAAGCCAAAAGGCCATATCTTCGCTAAAGCCTGCCTTTTTTAATGACTTAAAATACTCATTGAGAGCAATGCAATAGGCATCTAATGCGTTGTATGTATCGAGATCGATAACTCTTTTTCTTGCCATAGCAAAAATTATCGCTCTAGAAGTATGTTGTAGATCTCATCGACACGCGCATGAAGGCGCTTAATTTCAGACAGCAAGTGAGTAATGACGAAGCCTGAAAGGCCACCGACTACTGCAAGGCTGGCAAAGTAAAGGGTGAAGAAATCGGTCTGTGTCACTTCTTCGGGCTCGCGTAACCGAACACGCCTGCAACGATCGAGCCAAGAATAGCGCGATAGTCTAGAGCGAAGTTGGATGTAGTTCCCCAAACTGCAAGGAAAGCTCCGACTGAGATAACGATTGGATGTTTCATGTTCATGCTGTGCCACCTATCATTGGGATATTAAAGAACGAACTATCTTGATCACCCTTTGGAGTAAAGCTGACGTGCATATGCTTATCGTGGCGATTGATGCCAGTATATTCTCGCCAAGCCCA